CTGCCGCTCGACCGTGTTGACCTGCCCGGAGGCCGTGAAGTCCGACAGCGGCTGCGAATACGGGCCTGCCGCGACCTCGGCGTTGGCAAGCGTGAAGTCGGTGGTGTCGCCCAGGAACGACACCGTGGGCGTGCCTGCAGGGCAGTCGGCCGTGATGGCCGACACGACGTCCGCGACCACGAGCGTGGCGAGGCTGTGCGGCTTGGCCGAGGCATCGTTCCCGTACCAATGCGGGATGGCTGCGACCCCGTTTGCGCCGCCGTAGGCATCCGGTCGCCAGTCGCAGGTGCGCGACACCGAAAAGTGCCGGCCGATCAGGTTGGCAAGGGGGACGGCAAACTGCGTCACGGAAGGGGTCGTGACCGCGATGGCCGGAGCCTGCGCGTCCAGCTCAAGGCGCACCTGCGCCTTCTTCAGCATCTCCTGCTCGGTGACCACCAGCCTGTTGATGATGCTCTGCGCGAAGTTGATGCGCGACTGCGCCAGGATGACCGCCGCGTAGATCAGGTTGCGGACGTCGCCTCCCACGGCCCCCTCGAGCGTGCAGGAGAAGCGCAGGTTGGCGAATGCCATGCCCTGCCGGCTGCGCTCGTAGGTGAACTCGGCCGTGCCGGCGAACGCCTCGTCCGGCAGCTCCGTCCTGGCCTGCGAGTCCGTCACCTCGTAGATCAGCCCGTTCCCGGCCTCGTTCATGGCGAAGGTCTGCGACTCGCGCCGCCAGTAGCCGCCGAACGACATGGCCGGCAGAATGGCCTTGCGGAACAAGTCGGCCCACGGGCGCTTTCCCGAGGTGTTTGCGACCGATCCCGATGAGGCCGGGGTGGAGGATGTCCCGCTGGCCGAAAGGTCAACCGTCAGCACGCCCGAAACGCGGCGCGTGACAAGACCTGCGGCATCGAGCGAGAAGCTCGAAGTCCACCGATGCGAGATGATCGGGTACGCAGGGCTTTCCTCGTTGTTGCTCCATGACAAGGATGCCACCGCCGTGAACGTGACGAGGCACGCCCGCCGGCCGCTGATCTCCGTCACAGTGATCGACATCAACGGGCCGCGCATGGCGTCGGGGTAGTTGACGTCGATCAAGTCCTCCGTGCCGCCGCTCGAGGTCACCTGCACGCGGAACCGCTCCACCTGCCCGGTGCCGTTCTTGAACTTGGAGGCCAGATCCGTGTAGGTGCTTGTGCCGTCCGCGACGAGGGCGCTGCCCTGCATCGTGACCTCGTATCGGTTCAGCGTGAAGCCGTCCTCCGCGTAGATCGGCTTCTGCTCGTAGGAGGTGATGTTGGCGTATGGCAGCGTATAGGTCGTTCCCGACCAGTCGAACTCCACCCAGGCGTTTCCGTTCGAGATCGGCATCAGATCTTCGCTCCCATCAGGCGCAGGTCATCGATGAAGGGCTGGTTGAGCTGCGTGTAGTTCTGCATGGGCGAGGTGTTGTTCTTGATGGCGCGGATGTCCGCAGCCATCTGGAAGAACGCCTGTCCCGCGTTCCGCAGGGTCACGTCGCTGATTCCGAGCATCCTCGCAAAGCCCGAGCCGGGAAGCACCTGCGCGAGGAAGTTGCCGATTCCGTCGAGGATCGACGCGATGGCATCGATGATCTTTGGCAGGAACTTCTGCAGCCACTCGAGCAGGTCGGCCACGGCCTTGGTGATCGGTGCGAGGAACACCGCCCCGATGCCGGCCACGAATCCACGGATCTGCAGGATCGACCGTTCAATGCGGCCCGCCTGCAGGATCTGCTGCCCGACCGCCGCGCCCGTGCCGGCCGCAAGGCTCATCTTCGTCCGCACCATCTCGATCTCGTTCTGCATCTCCGCAAGCTGGATGGCGGGGCTGAACTCACGGATGTCCTCCGCAAAGTCCATGATGAATCGGTGCATCTGCACGAGGCCGTCGATGGCCTTGCGGACGGCCCCGGCAAGGAAGCCGAACGCCGCCTTGACCACGCCGATGGCAGGCAGCAGCGCCCCGGAGATCGCCGTCCCGGTCTGCGACAGGACTGCCGCCATGCTGAAGCCGCCGCCCGTGCGGTCGCCCCCGCCGGCGGCAGCAACGCCGCCCTCGCCGGGGGTCTCGGTGACGTCGATGGTGATCTTGCCGAGGTCTTGCATGGTCAGCCCCAAGTCATCTCGAAGGCGCAGACGAAGGTCTCCGTGCCGCGCATCCAGCCGACCGCATCGTCCACAGGTTCGATCTGCCCGCCGCTGCGCCATGTCAGCGGGATGGTCAGGCGGCCGCCGAGGTCATTCTGGATCAGCAGGGTTCGGAGACCGTCGATGAACTGCTCGATGCCAAGGTCGCCGGCGATGCGCTCGGTGGCCCGGTTGGTGTTGTCCTGCAGGCCGCGCCACCAGACGGTGATGTTGATCGTGGCCTCGAGCAGGCCGACGCCGCTGCGCCAATGCAGGGCGTTGTCGCCGCTCGGGACGATCTGCACCGCGTACTGCGCGAGGAACTCGTCGCCGGGGCGCTCGGTCAGGTACACGGCGTTGCCGTAGCCGGCGTTGAACATCCATGTGGCGATCTCGTCGCGCAGCTCGTTCCAGATGCTCGCGTTCCCGTAGATGGTCACGACCGCACCGCCTTGTCATGCTGAAGCTGCATCCGCACCCTGAACGCAAGCTCGGCGCTTCCGGTGGCAAGCCGAATGACCTGCTCCGCGCCCTCGGCCGACCCAAAGGCGATCCCGATGGCCTGCGCCATCGCCAGCGTGTGACGCGCTTCGATCATGGGGATGTTCTGCGCGAGTCCCATCGCCGTGTCCTCGTCAAACTCGGAGGGGAGCCGTCCGTAGGTCGCCAGGAAGAGGGCGACTCCCCTTGTCAGTTTCCCTGCTTCTCCACCGCCTTGGCAATGCGGACGAACACGGCGAACAGCACCGCGTCCGGGGCATCCGCCGCCACTTCGGGCGTCCGGGCCATCTTGCGGATGGCCGCAGCCACCTCCTCAATGCCGGGTTGCTGGTCGGCCTTCGTGCCGATGGCAGCAAGCACCTCCGTCCATTGCAAAATCAAAGCGCCCGTGGGGATCTCCACGCGGAAGAGCAGGGGGTCGTTGTCGGAGTTCAGGTCGATCATGGTCAGGTGGTGTAGGTCGAGGCCAGGACGTTGGAGGCGTTCGGGATCGCCTTGAACGTCAGGCCCATGCGCTGCTCGACGTTGCCGAACTGGCTGTGCGTCACGGCATCGCCCATCAGGTAGCAGCGGCCGAAGGTGTAGCCCGTCTTGCCGGCGGTCGTGGGATCGACCTGCAGACCGAAGGTACCGCCGTCATTGATGAGCAGGCGTCCGACCGTGGCCTGGTAGGCCGCGCCACGCTGGTCGGCAAGCAGGGCCGCAAGGACGGCCGCGTCCCACTTGACGAGGGTCACCGTGATGGTGGCCGTGGTGTTCTGCACGACGATCTCCTCCGGGGCCGCGCCCGAGGCGACCGTCTTGATCTCGTGCAGGTTGTCCGAGTAGGTGATCTGCGGCAGGTTGTCGTTGTCGGTCATGCCGAGATCCACGTAGCCCGATCCGGTGTTGACCTGGATCATCGTGGGGCCGGCGACGAAGATTGCGGTAGCCATCAGGTGCGTCCTTTCAGAACTCGTGCGATGCCTAGTCTAATGGTTCGGCCGATCTCTCCCCACTCCGTGTTGGTCGGAACGAGGAAAGGCCGCTTGGGGACGGTCACGCCGTCCCGTGCCATGATGAAGTCCTTGCCGCGTGTCAAGCCCTCGGCGTTGGGGTTGGCTCCCGTCGCGTGCTCGCGCTTGCCCTTGCGGGTCAGGGGGATGAAGTTCGGGCCTGCGGTCGTGAACCCAAGCTCGTGGAAGATGCCGTAAAGCGCCCCGGCAACGGTCACCTCCACGCGGGTTGGCCCCGCAAGCCGCGCCCGCGCCGTGATGCTGCGCTGCAGGTTGCCCGTGTCCCGCAGGGGCTGTCCCCCGTTCCGGTAGGACTCGCCGGCCATCAGGTACTCGGTCACCTTGCGCTGCGTCACCTTGACGCTCCCGTCCTGGCGCTTGGTGGTCTTGCTGACGATGCGCTCCCTCGTGGCCTTGGGGAAGGTGCCTTCCTTGGGCTTGCGCTTCGTCCAGAACTCGCCGCTGATGGGCTGCAAGGGCGCGAGCTGCGAAGTGCGGCCATCCGGCCCCCGTCCCTCGCTCTTTGCGATGTGGGCCTTGGCGTACCGCTGGATTGCCATTGCGATGCCGCTGCGGACGCGCTCGTCCTTCAGCGCCTTCGCCACCCGCCGCTGCCACCCGTCCCATTGCGGGCGCACGGGTCAGCCTCCCGGCATCGTGTTCGGCTTGCGCGGCGGGAAGAAGCTGCTCGTGGAGACCCCGTTGTAGTAGGCGTAGGTCTGCAGGGGGGTCGCCCGCACCTCGGGCAGGCCCGCCTCGGCTGCCTTGGCAAGCGCCCCGAAGATCATCTTGCCGTCCCGCAGCGCCTCGAGCATGGAGTAGGCACGCTTGACACGCTCGTCCACGGCCGGCGTGATCTTCATCGCCCGCCGCTGGAACAGGAACTCGATGGCAAGGGCCACGACGATGCCGCGCAGCAGGGAATCGTTCGCCGCCGCCAGCGTGGTCAGGTCGGTGTCCGTGTAGATGCTGCCGACCCGTGCATACGCCTGCACGATCCCCGAGGCGTGCTCGATGGCGTAGTCCGTGACCGGATTGGCCCCGAGCATGGGCGTGCCCTGGTCGCTGCACAGTTGGGCGATCACCTGTGCATCCACCGAAGCCTCGAGATCGGCGTAGGTCGCGTAGGTCGGCATGGGTTGGCCCTGATGGCACGGAGGGGCAGGAGCCGAAGCCCCTGCCCCTCAATGCCTTGGGGGAGAGATCAGGAGGTGACGTC